AATATATACTAAAGAAAAAAAAAATTTTTAAATTACAATTTTAATAAATTTAGAAATTATATTTTCTTTTATTTCTTTATCCTTTAAAAATAAATTAATTTTTTCTTTATCTGCCTTTTTTTTAGTAAATTCTTCGGGAACGGTGTAGTCAAATTCTGTAAATATCTTTCGGCAAACTGCGTAATCAAAATTATCACACTTTTTATTTATTACATCAAGGATATCTTCAATACGTTTGTGCTTTCGGATGAGATTAAAAGATGTAACTGGCCCTATCTGAGGAATCGGTTCGGTATAATCACATCCTGAAAGTATACAAAAATCGATAAATGAATTCATATCCATATCAAATTTAAAAAGGATTATATCCGTGTCTATCTCCGTGATATATCTCGATATACCCGTTTTTAGAATCTTTTTACAGCCGAATGTAGTGGCATCAGTATCGTCTGTTATTGTATAATCAACCAGTCCGTTTTTTTGCAAAAATGCACAGTATTTTTCGGCATCTTCTGGAGCAGTACAATAAGGTATTCCGGACAATTCCAGAAATTCTTTACATTCTTCGATGTCTTTTTTCTTTATTACTATCAACTGAGAGGTAATTTTTTCTATTTCATCCTTTATAAGTTTTTCTTCTTCATTGTTTTCTGGAATTTTTTCTCTTAGAAGTTCAAGACGAGTATACATCCTTTCCTTATTAGCTTGACGTTTTACGAGTACATTTTTTTTTGCCTCAGGGGGGACGCCGTCAAATACAAATATAGGGAGAATTCCGTTCATAAAGTAATATTTTATCCTGTTTGCTATGCCAATGATATGTGAGTTTGGCGCTCGCGATGCGTATTTAAATTTATACAATAATATACTACAATCAATTGCTACTTTAGAGCCTTTATAAAGGCTGATATCCTTTTCTGAAATAGCATCAGGGGCATACTTTTTAATAAGATTATTCAATCCTCTTATTCCCATTCGGAATTTAAATTATTATACACTAAGTTTTTAAATTGAAATATTTTCTGTAAAATTATGTATCTCTGATAATTAAATCCGAAGGAATACATTCCGAGTCTAAGTCTGAATCGTCCGTGTCGCGCAAATCAATAATTCTCTTAGGTGGTTTAGGAGGCTTATATTTTGGATGACATTTAATGTCATTCTGGCGATAATACTCGACTTCTTTCCAGAATTTTTCAAGTATGGGTAAATTTTCATTTAACCATTCGTGATCAATTTTGACTCTAACTATATTCATGATATCTGGTGGTTTATATTCGATAAAATCGGCATCTTCTAGATTACATATAAACATATTTAATTGTACTTGTGGATAATAATAAGCCGGTATATAACCAAATTTAATACATCTCTTATATGGACACTTTACCTCAAGTAAAATAGGCTTACTTGTTCTATCTTTAGATATAGAAACACCATCTGGCGATCCGCCAAGCCAATAATAATCTTTATTATTGTGAACGTCTTCATGAGCAAGAAGACCAAAATCAAAATTATCTTGTCCAGTAAGTTTACAATACTTATCAATTGCTTCATCTTCATATTTCTGTCCATGTAGTGTTGCGACGTTGCCTACGAAAGGCTTTGGATCATGTCCACATTTCTTAAAAAGAACTTCATGTGGTCTTTGATAAGGGTTGAGTCCAAGTACTGTACCGGCATCTGAACTTGTTAATTTTCCTTCTCTTTGTTTGAACCATGCATCAGAACGTTGTTCGTGTTGCGGTATAGATCTTAATTTATCTATCTTATCCATATAAGAGTATATATAAATTATAATCTATTACTTTAAATTGTAATCTATTACTTTAAATTGTAATTTATTACTTTAAATTGTAATTTATTACTTTAATTTTTTAACTGTAACACTTACAGCATTTTTCTTTCTTAACCTTTTAGGATCTTCTTCGGCCGTTTCCTTTGTTTTGTTTTTATCGTACTTTTTATCGCAATAATTCCATAGTTCCTTTGATCCTATTCTAAATTTTCTGTCCGGTTTTGCTCTATACCAATAAACACAGTCTTGTATGTTGTTACTTTTCGAAGTATTATCAAGAACAAGACAATCATACCCTTCGGTACAAGCATTTAAAACATCCTGAAAAACGCTAAATTGAGGAAAAATACCAAAAAAATTCTTATAAAGTTTCTCTTGATTTTGAATAATATTTTCTCTTAATATGAAAACATAGTCTATATTTGTTCGAAGATCAGGTGGCAAATCCATACAGTATTGCATTGTTAGCATGAATGTTATTCGCCAATGTCTTCCGTTCATAAATATGCCCCTAATATTTGTATCTCTAATCATACGTTTATCATACATACAATCGTCTAACAATAAGAATACATCATTGTCCTTTTTTGCATCTTTCCCGTTTATTGTCTTTTTTTGTCGCGTGATTACCTGTTGAACAACTTCAGGCTTGTATTCAGAATGTATAAGTAAATCTGGTATGAAACTCGAATAAAAAGCATTTCCGTCTTCCGTAGCAGATATAGCGACACCGGCTTTAATTTTACGAAGATGATATAAAACGTCCGCCACGAGTGTACTTTTCCCTGTTCCTCTCTTACCTATAAACACACACGTAGCAGGTCCCGAACCTGATGTACGTCTTTCCTCTATTCTCTTTGGATTAAACTTTGATAAGCTAATCGACATGTATATTTATAAAAATTATTTTATTATTCAATTTAGTCCCAGTAATTTCCTTTTAATAATATATCATTCTCTAATGTAATATATGAATAAATTACACTTGATAATAAACCTAATATAAACGAAACGAAAAATTTACCGAATGTTCCTATGTTTTCCTCTTCTGGGTCAATATAATTGCCTCCGGCGAAGGTTATACCCATAGTAAGTAAAATTATTAATATTATAGTTAAATCAACTGTATAAAAGTCTAAAAACACCATTTATTTAGTTTGTAATATAATAAATAAAATTATTCAACTTAAAAATAAAATAAATACATCTTATATCATAATATTGATATAGTCGTATATGGGAGTAACGGTTAAATTCAATTCTGCTCTTAAGAATCTAATGAATATGGACTTTGGAGAAACAATTGTATTTGTTAAGTTTGGTACAGAGTGGTGTGTCCCGTGTCAAGAACTTGATAAAATCCTGGTAAATTTTCCAAATAGTATGTTGTATCATGTGAATCTTGATAACGACGAGTTTGAAAATGTAATGGAAGAGTACGATTTTAAGACCATTCCCTATACAATCGCCAAATACAAAAAAGACCTTCGAAATTTCAGCGGTGTTATGACCGCAGAAAAAATTAATAAACTAATAGACGATATGAAATCGTGAAAGGGTGTTGTAATTATTTTTACACATTTGAACGTTTAAAACGCCGGTTTTTATATAAAGAATAATTAATAATTTATATTAAATATGGAAAGAGATACAGAATACGAAAATAATAATATTGCATATGACGAACAATATACTGAAGAAGAGGGAGGAGGAATTAAATGTAAAAATTATGAATTATGTGAAGACGTTTTACCTAAATGGTGGTTTGAATGTAAAGGAAATTACTTATGTACAAATTGTCATATGATGTTTGGAACTCGGAAATTGAAAGGACAAGAATATAAAACAGGTAAAGGAATATTAGATATAAGTGATAATATAGAATGTCCTGTATGTTTAGAAGTTAAACGTTCTATATCACAACCAAATTGTGAACATACATTATGTATTGAATGTTTTGAAAGATGTTATTATGGTGACGATGATACCGAAAATGAACCTAAATTTCCTTATCCGAAAGATATTGAAGATAAGTACTGGAAAGAAGGAGAAGACGAATTTGGGAATCTTCGAGAGATTAGTCATTTACAATGGTTTAACAATTTTATAAAAGAATATCCATTAACACAAGTATGGATTGAAGAATGTAATAATTGGGATGATGAAAAAAATAAAAAACGCGAGAATGAAAAATATTTAGAATGTTGTCCTTTATGTCGCGCATAACCGGCGTTTTAAATGTTCAAAGGTGTAAAACTGGGTAATGTCTCGAAGACCCGACAAGCATTACATTTACTTAAAAAGCGTATAGTTTAATTATTTATAATTAATTTAATAAACTGTTCGTTTTTAACAGAATTAGTAAGATCGTATCCATTTCTCTTTTCATATGTTCCTCCATACCACTCGTGTTCATCCTCATCAAAATCTAAACTTAGATTAAATACCTCTTTGAAAAATACGAATAATTGCTGCCTTGTATCTAAGACTAGATCAATTACTTCTATAGGAGTGTCTTCAGTCAGCCTTGGGTTTTCACTAGAATTTAATTTATCTAATAAATTTAAAATAACTTTTAACCACAGAGAATTTGGTGTAAAATCACTTCTCTTTAATATTTTAGCTGCTAATTTTAGATAAATGATGGTATTTGTATCTGTAAAATCTAATACTTTATACAACGGTAATTTTTTCTTACTAACATTTTCATCTCTAACCTTAGTTAAAAAATTTTTAAGATTCATTTTTAATAATTTTTCACTTAAATTGGATTTTATTACATCTTTTTCTATTTTTCTTTGAATATCTGGTGGTAATATATTTAAACTTGTTTCTTCAAATGGAATGTTTGATAATGATGTCCCAAATTTTAATAATTTACTTCCGGTAATTTTTGTAGGAAATTTACCCGTTTTATTATATGAATTTAAACGTTTTTTATAATCGCTTACAGCTTCTGAAAAGGAGGGTTTATTCCAAAGTATATAAATCGATAAAAACCCAGCTCTTGTTGGGTCTCTAGTTTTGAGATCTTTTTTATGAAGAGAAATATAATGTTCTCTGCGCTCGGTATCCTTATGAGTTGTAAAATTCGGCATTCCAGCTCCTCCAAATTTTACCTTTTTTTTACTAACTTTACCGGATGCTTTAGTTACTTCAAAGTCAGCCGAATAGTTTTTATCATCAGACTTTAACTTTGTAATTTTAACTAGTTTTACTTTATCTTTTCTCATTTATAATACCGGATATTTTTTTTCCAAAAATTCAGATAAAATTTGGTTCTTAAGAAGTGATCAAATGAAATTGACGATCTACGGCCTCTGGACTCTTAAAATCGCAAAAGGGGTTTGTATATCAAAAATTACAAAAAATTATCCGGTTTAAAAAATTAGTATATATCTAAACTAGATAATTTAACATGGCGGAAAAATTCAAGAAGTACACTCAGATCGAGCACATTTTAGCTCGCCCTGGTATGTACCTAGGTGATATAAAATGTGTAAACGCCGAAGCGTGGAAAATTGAAGAGGAAAAACTACATTTTGCTATGTGTAATTACAACCCAGGAATATATAAACTTTTTGACGAAATTATAACTAACGCATCAGATGAAGTTCAGAGAAATCCCGAAGTTAAAAACCTCAAAGTTGAAATCTCACAGGAAAAAATTAGCGTATTCAATGATTCTGGTATTCCGATTGAGATTCATCCAGAATACAATATTTACATTCCAGAACTTATTTTTGGAAATTTGCTAACATCAACAAACTTTGACGACGCACAAAAAAGAACTACAGGTGGTCTCAATGGTCTAGGAGCAAAACTTGTGAATGTATTCTCAACAGAATTCATAATCGAGACGTGTCATTCTGGCAAAAAGTACATACAGACATTTGAATGTAATATGTCTAAAAAAAATAAGCCGGTAATTACCAATACAAAAAAGGCTAATTACACTAAGATATCATTCAAACCCGATTATGCTCGTTTTGGAATCACTGAGATGTCCCGTGATACCATCTGCATATTGAATAAACGAGTGTATGACATCTGCGCAATTACACCGAATAGTGTAATTGTTCAACTCAATGGTAAAAAAATAAATATCAAGGACTTTTCTGATTACATTTCTATGTATATCGGAGACAAAAAGACTGCACCGAGAACAATATCGGAACAAAACAGGTGGCAGGTGGCGTTTAGCCCAAGCAACGAATTTAAATGTATTTCCTTTGTAAATGGAATTTCAACAACAGACGGAGGGACACACGTAGAACATGTTATGATGCCTCTCATAAAAAAACTAACAGAAATCATTCAAGAAAAACACAAGAATATCACTATCAAACCAAACTACATTCGAGAAAATCTGTTTGTATTCATTAACTGTAAGATTGAAAACCCAGCATTTTCTTCCCAAACAAAGGAAAAGAACATCACCAAAGCATCAGACTTCGGGAGTAAATTTAATTTGACAGACGACATCGTCAAGAGTGTTCTAAAACTTGGCATTATCGATAATATTATTGCTCTCGCGGAAGCCAAGGAAAAGAAAAATATTTCAAAAACAGACGGAAAGAAAACTAACAGGGTTATCATTCCAAAATTAGACGATGCCAACAAGGCGGGAACAAAAGAATCTAAGTTGTGTACTATTATCTTTACAGAGGGAGACTCAGCCAAGACTACTGCTGTATCTGGACTTTCAGTTGTCGGCAGAGACTATTATGGCGCTTTCCCTCTCAAGGGTAAGATACTTAATACACGAACAGCGACTTATTCGCAAATGGCAGGAAATGCCGAAATAAATAACATCAAACAAATTCTAGGTCTTCAAACTGGTAAAAAATACAAATCTGTTTCGGACCTAAGATACGGAAGAATTCTTATTATGACTGACGCCGATACAGATGGTTTTCACATCAAAAGTCTTCTTGTAAATTTCATCAGTCATGGTTGGCCGGAACTTCTCAGGGAAGACTTCATCAGTTCCTTGGTTACGCCTGTAATTAAACTCACGAAAAGAAATCAAGTAATCCCATTTTACAACCTCAACGACTACAAAGACTGGAAAAAGACGAATAATGTTTCTAATTTCAAAGTAAAATATTACAAGGGTCTTGGTACAAGCACTCAACAAGAGGCTAAGGAGTATTTTAGATCTATGAAAACACTTAATTACAAAATAAACAGTGAAGCAGACTCAAAGTCTTTAATTTTGGCTTTTACAAAGACAGAAGCCGATGCACGCAAAAAATGGATCCTAGAAAGTATTAAATGTCCAAAAAGCATTGATTACAATTCATCAGATGTTTCAGTAAAGGATCTCATCGATAAAGAACTTGTGCTATTTTCTATCAGTGACAACATTCGAAGCATTCCTAGTCTTGTTGACGGGATGAAACCCTCACAAAGAAAGATTATTTATGCTTGTATCAAGAGAAATTTATACTCGGAGATAAAGGTATCGCAATTGTCCGGATATGTATCTGAGAAAACTAATTATCATCATGGCGAAAATAGCCTAATGGACACTATCGTTTCTCTTGCGCAGAATTTTGTGGGGTCTAATAATATTAATCTACTCGAACCTGTTGGACAGTTTGGGACAAGACTACTCGGCGGCAAAGACGCCTCCAGTCCAAGGTATATCTTCACACACCTCTCAAACGAATTCAAAAAACTTTTCAATGAAGATGACAATGCCGTATTGGATTATATAGAAGAAGATGGAGACTCAATTGAACCTACATTTTATGTTCCAACGTTGCCTCTACTTCTTATCAACGGGGCTTGCGGTATTGGCACAGGTTTCTCATGTGATGTACCATGCTTCAATCCCGAAGACATTAAAAAAAGGCTAATGGATTTAGTGATGGACGAGGACGCAGATATTCCAGAAATGACACCGTGGTATAAAGGGTTTTCCGGTACTATTAAAAAGACCGACACGAATAAATGGATAACCACTGGAAAGTTCAAAGTAAATGGCAACACAATAAATATCACTGAACTTCCTATTGGAACGTGGACAGACGATTACAAGTCGTATTTAGATAAACTAGAGACCGAAGGCATTATATTCGGCTACACAAATGAATCTACAGAAACAAATGTAAATTTTACTATCAAGTGTCCATTGGAGAATGTAATTGAATGGACTCAAAACAACGAAATTCTAAAGAAACTGAAACTTATTTCACATCTATCGGCGAATAACATGTATGTATTCAATGAGAAAAATGAAATAGTTAAAATGGAATCTCCCGAAGAAATAATCTTCCATTTCTGGAGAATTAGAAATGACTATTATATCAAAAGACAAAATTACATTTGTAATAAACTAAATAGTGATCTAATTACTCTAAATTCTAAGATAAGATTTGTTAATGATATCATGGACGAAAATGTAGTCGTATTCAAACAGACGCTGAGTTCAATAATCGATCAGTTGAAATCGAGTGGATATCCAAAAATCTCAGATTCTTATGAATATCTCATAGGTATGAAAATTCACTCCTTTTCAAGCGATACAATCGAAACACTTACAGCAAAGAGAGACAAACTAAACGAAGAATACACGAAGTATAAAAATTATTCCCTAAGGAATTTTTGGGAAAATCACATATCGTAATGTACTAATTAATTTTTAAAAAAAAATATTTTATTATATTAAATAAATAAATATGAGAAATGTTCTTTATGCTATGTTTTTGGCCATCGTTTCGTGGATGGTTTTCGGAAGTATGAATGAGCTAACTTCGGCCCACGAAGAGAATGGTTGCTGCGGTGTTGGAACTTGCGGCAAGAGCAGGTTCACTGGTATGATCTGGTGGGCTAATCTAATGATCGCCATTCTCGCAACTGTCGTTGCTTTGCACGGTGCTGCCAAGATGACTCCCCAGGGCCGCATGCTCCCCCCAATCCCCTTCCTCCCAATGTAAAATGACCGGTGCATGATCACTGGAAAGAGGAATTCCTTCATTATTTTCGCCTATATATTTCAAACATTTACTGTAGTTATGATTAATATTCTTAGTAAAGAAATAATCAAGTCTCCATCCTTTGTTTCTGTTTCTTGTTCTAGACATTCCATTTTCTTTTACTTGTCGCGGATCCCACCAAGTATAAACAATGTCGCATTTCATTGTATCGATAAAATCTAAACGTTTTATATCTTCTATAAATTTAAGTTCATGTGGATATGTTCCCGGTCCGGGTATACATTTGCTTTGATCAAAATGTGTCTCTTTTGCTACGTTAAGATCTCCGCATAGAATTACCTTACCGTCTGTTACGTTAAGAAAGTCGCGCAATTTATCGTTGAATTTTATTTTGTTCTCATAATTTGTTCCAGAGTTTGGAGCATACACAGTAATTAGTGTAATGTCATTAAATTTCATTATTATAATTCGTCCTTCCAGATCTTCGTATCCGGGAATCTGTGTTTCAAATGTAGGCTTTATACCCGTTTTATAGAATATACATGTCCCCGAATATCTATCAGCTGCTCTTGCTCCGTCTAGTTTAGATTCATTGAAATACATATTGTATCCAGGTATAGATATTATATCAGACTTTGCTATAGAACAGCGCGTTTCCTGCAAACAAATTATATCCGGGTCGAGTTTAAGGAGCGAATGTATAGCACTACCCTCTACGGGATAGAGTTTGTCATTTTTCTTAAGTTTGCTTGAAATTAGTTCATTGAAAATACGAGAGCGTATGCCATTAACATTCCAAGATACAATTTTCATAATACACATATTTATACAATTATTTATGTATTAATATTAGTATTTTTTTGTAATTAATTTATTGCTCTGTAGAAATAAAGTTTTATCTTCTTCTTTATCTGTAAAAAGAATTGGTCTCTGGTCTTTTGGGTTCCAGAGTTTAGTTATGAAATTGTATGCGTTTTGCCATTTAGAACAGTCTTTTGTAAAAATACACACACAGTGACAGTTAGTCTTTAAAATGTCGTTTACATCGGTAATACATTTCAATAAATTCATATATGCTGGTAAGGGTAATTCGTTATCTTTAGCTGTTTCTAGATTTATATATAATTTAAAAATTTCGTTGCTAGTGTGAATAAGTTTCCATGTATTTTTGAAATATTGTAAAAATTCATTAAATCCATCCTGGTCGTATCCATTATCGGATAATAAATTTACTGTAAACAGTTCAGATGTCTTATTTAAAATTATCTTAACAGACGGTCTATCGAGAATGTATATTTCGTTATTCATTATAATATTATACAATTAATAAATGTATTTTATATATTTTTGATGCGCAAAATTACGTTTTTTAACGGTTATTAAGATCTTAGCGATATATTGTATTGTTATTGTATTATTATTATTCATGGTATCATTTGAAAGTATCTGGAACGACTTTGAAGAACTTAAAAAAGATCATAAAACTATAGATGTAATATGCGACTGTCATCATTTAAATTTACAGACTGATACTAAACAAGGTAGTAAAACCTGCTTAGATTGTGGAATAGTTGTATTGAGCAACATGTTTGAATCTTGTGAATGGAATAATTATAAACAAGACGATGGATCTTTATCTAATGTATCACAAAGAGGTGATGCGTATGTTTCTGATAACCCTTATGATAAAGGAGGAACGATACCCGGATTCGCTAATAAAAACTCATTAATGATGAGAATACATTATCAGCAGACGTTTAGTCACAAACAGAAAACATTCTGGAATATTTCAGAGAAGTTTCAAAATTACTGCACTCAGTTAAAAATTCACGTATGTGTATTACCTATTGCTAAGGACATGTGGCATATCTGTATGGAGTCTGGAAAATTAACGAGGGCTTCTGTGAGAAATGGTCTCATAGCATCTTGTCTTTATTATGCTTGTATTTATAAAAGTCTTCCATGCGATAGACAATCTATTATAAACTTAGTAGATGGTAATCAAAAGGGGTTTTTAAAGGGAGAGAAAATATTTCACGAAATTATGGAGGAAAATAGTAGGTACAGGTATCTTGGAAAAGAAAAAATAGACATAATAGAAAATGATTCATTCATCAAGTATATCAGTATATTAGAATTACCTTTTAAAACATCGGAAATATGCAATAAGTATTTTACAATGTATAAAGACAAACTAGATTCAGTGACTCCTAAGTCAGCAACAGCTGGGATTCTGTTGTATGTGATTAAAAAAGATTTAGGTTTGAAGGCGCCCAGCAAATCAACCGTATCCAGGGAAACTGGAGTTTGTATTCCTACGATAAATAAAGTACTAACTATTTTGGAAACCGTTTAAAAAAATAATAGATACAGTATTGTATAAAATTGTAGATGATATCGTTGATTACTTCGTGTAATTCTTTTGTTGCTTCGGCGCATACAAAATGTATTAAACCATATTTTACCCCTAGAAACGGTTACGTAAACTTGGGCGACGATTCATTGATAAATTCTCTTGAAGAATTTGGCGGGAGTTCAGAACTTAAATTACTTACACATTTGAATGCAGAGGGATGGTCGAGTTCTTGGCTTATGCACATCTCTCAAGAATCTACGCCCTTTTTTGATGAGCATTATTATCGTGATTATCTCAATATGCTTAGCGTAGCATCGAGTTATACATCAAAAGAATACTTTTATCTTGGATTCTATCCAGAAGGAAGTCGTAATTATGATGGTCCAAAATACATAGGAGTGTTTAAATTGCTACATAGTCAAAGAATATTTAACACTATTATGATTATTGAAAATCCGCATTACATATGTGATGATTCTCATCTTATAAATTTTAAGTACATTCTTATGCATATGACAGATTCATCTCATGTTTTTTTTAAATTTAATGATCTTAAAAGACCGGAACAGATGCGGTACTACCTTGCCTGGATGCACATGTAATTTCAATTTATATTAAAATATTTATCAAGTAATAAATGGCTTCAGTTAACAACATAAAAGAAAAATTTAAAATAGAAAGTGATATAATTAATATAGCATCACTTAGAACGTTTTTTCAATTGGATGTTGACAAAAACAAACTAAAAAGTTTCAAAGCGCCGGACAAGAAGTGGCTTGCGCAGGATAGAAATGCGATGATAATTTTTTTTAAGGCTGCAATGGTTAAACTAAAAGAAAATGGAGCAGTGCAAAAATATGTGGAAATGGCTCTTCCTGATGTCCCGAATGACGCGCGCGAAGAGATAATAAGGAAACTAGATAGGATAATACTGCGAGAAAATAGTATATTTGATCAGTTTTCAACGCAGCCGAATCAGCAGCAATGTAAAAATGCTGGTCTATACCATAGCGAAGAAGATCCTTCGTCCCAAAATTGTTTACCAAAACGGGAAGGCCGTGGCTATCCTAAGACCAATTTGCCGACGGTGCCTCCACGACAGTGGGATCGTTATGCATGGTGTAACAATTGTTGGTTATGTACCCAACAAATAGTAACAAGAAGCGAAAAAGAATTAAAAAGAGAATGCGAACATATATTACCTTATTTAACTGGTTCTTATCTTTTAGGAACATCTGATACAAGCGAACTTGTTAGTTATGAATTTGCACAATCTCATCACTGCTGTAATCAAAAGAAAAGACAAGGGGAATTTATTAAATTTGTCAATCGGTTTGGCTTGCGCAGCAAATATATGTTTGTAAATGATTACACGCAAATTCAAAATTACGTTAGTGAATTGACAGGGCTTTCAGTATCATTCAATATAACTGGGGGCGTGTCGGTCGGGTCGAACCCGACGCCTGTGCCGACCAAGGACCGCAAAAAATTTGAGGAAGTGCTCATAAATAAGGGTACACCGGAGGAAAAAGAGCAGCTACCGTCAATTGCAGAACAGCGCATCCTCGCGGAAAATATGGCCTTGACTATAGACAGCGTATGCACTGAGATATGTGACATATTAAACAAAGGGGGTGAAAGCGAACTAATTGCTATATTTTTACACGCGTCTATTTTGGATTGGTTATTTCATGAACGAGTAATACATACATACGAGACCCAGGGGAACCCGCTAGATATTCTTAAAAACCAACTCGTGAGCAAGTTCAAGACCTCAACCGCCGACAACGACGCCGCCGAAATCTTAAACAATAACTCTGGAAAAAAATCGGCTCAACAAATACTTTCTGAAAAAATAAACAATGCGTTGGCGAACATGAAACCGGATTCAGAACCCCCGATCGCCGTTTTAAAAAAAATGTTATATAAAAATCCTGCATATCATTTTGGCAAGAGAGAAAATCTCAGTACCAAAGTCAAAAGACGAAATAGAACAAATTTTGGGACGAAGGAGCGTGCCGCGCGGAGCCCCACACGGGACCAAGTCGATGCGCCCGACTCTCCATCATCTATGCGAAGAGTAAGTGATATGCGAAGAGTAAGTGATATGCTCCACCCTTACTACATTCAAAAAATTATGCGCGCCATGGGTGTAAGTATGTTAGGCGCAAGAACATCGTTGGGGCGAGTGGGTATAATAAACTTATTAGCTGATGTAACATACGGTTCCGTTTTAGAACTTTTAGACACTATGCATCCGAGTGAAGTACACTCAAGTGCGGAGGAGGCGGTCGTACATCCTAGACTTGTTGCAAGTATGTTTATACTTCTTGAAAAAAATAAAATTAAAAACGTTTTCCAATTAGGAGGGGTACAGAACTTGATTTATATAGCTTACATATATTCTATGGTAGTGTATACTGCTTATAAGAGAGCGTATAATTTTACGGATGAGTACGACGGTCCCTACCAAACCATGTTTGGTAAGAAAAAACCAAAAGTTAAAAAATTACAAAAAGTTAAAAATTTGTCAAATAAATCTATTATGACTAAACTTAAGAGTGTTGGTATTAAAATTACTAAAAAACAAGGAAAACGCCGGGTATATCTTTCGCATCCCGAATTGATTAAAAGAGCAACTGCCTTCAGAAATTTACAACTTCGTGCTAAAAAACTTAAAGTTCGTATTATGTATAAGAACAAAAAAGGCAGATACGTTTATAAAACAGCAAAAAGACTAATGAATGATATCAAAAGACAAATGAAGAAGCCTGTTAATAAACGAATGAAGAAGCCTGTTAATAAACGAATGAAGAAATCTGCTAAGAAACCTAATATGAAACAAAGATTTGGATGAGGCATGCCAACGCCTAGACCCGAGGAAGAAAACAGAATGTTCTTCGGGTGAGGCGCGTCCAAACTTATGAGAAAGTAAAAAAGTAAACATTTAGATTCGATATGACGAAAATTGATTAAATCTTTTCAATTTTTTGAGAAAAAAGAATCTTAAAATTAAAATGTTTACGATACGTAAACAATGTATCATCTCGAGAATAATATGCTCATTGGTGTAATGATCTTCTATGCCATTTTGACATACTTTATAGGTCCCTTTATTGCGATGCCGTTTTTGTTAGATGAGAAAACTACTGTCGCTGCCGGTTTCACAATTGGGTTTATCATTTCGATGGTGTTGTGGTATACTTTCGGGAGTTCGTTGATGGACTAATATAATTAATAATTATCGTCGCAAATTAAATAATGTATAAATTGAGACGATAAAATATTTAAAATAAATATATAACTGTAAATAAATATATAACTATTTATAATAATGAGCGATTGTTTACAATATTATTACGACAATCCCGAAGACACTGAAAAATATAAATTGTCATGTGTATACAAACAGTTTCCAGAATTAAACGAACCGGGTGTTTACACACATTCTAAATTGTTAGACTTTATCAGAACTAATTATTCATCAGAAGCATTCCAAGAAGAATCTCCGTTTGAGTTCCGCGAAAATTACATCAATTTATCCAATGATGAAATATGTAAGTCATCCGATATGTCTTTGGGACCTCAACAAAAATTCATGGGACAACTTATGGGTCCTAATACTGATTTTAATAATACTCTTATTTTTCACGGTCTTGGTTCAGGTAAATCTTGTACTAGTATTGTTATAGCAGAAGCTCTTAAAAATGCTACTAATGAAAGAGTTATTTTCGCTGTGCCTGCTCCTCTAGTTGACCAATACTATGAAGAAATTTCCGGAGAAATGAGAAATGGAAAGTTCTTTTCTTGTCCTTCATTTTGCCTAGTTAAAAACGGCGGCAAAACAGATAGAGACTTTTACATCTCGCAACAAAACAACGCTATGCTTCTCGCAAAGATGAGAGCTCTTCGCAGAGAAGAAGACAAATTAGCAGAAATCGAAGAAACTGGTACATCATCCGAAGAAAAAAAATTTAGAGATCAGCAGAACAAGGTTAATATTGAAAGAAAGAAGTACAACGATTATCAAAAAAAATTAAGGGACACTATCAGGAGAACTTTTGATATTGTATCTCATCAAACTTTTATACAGAGTATATATCGAACTGATAAAAAAACTGGTAATATGTCTCGCGGTGAAAGACTAAAAGAAGATTCGGCTTTATTCAATAAAAACGGTCTTCTTATTATCGACGAAATTCAGAGACTTGTTTCTGCGGATGGTACATTTTATAAGAAATTGTATAATTGTATTAAGTATTACTTTCATCCAAAATTAAAATTGGCTCTTATGTCTGCCACACCAGTTTACGACAATCCTTATGAACTTGCTCTTACTGTAAATTTACTCCGACCAAGAATACCTTTCCCTCTAACCGCAACAGACTTTTATAAAAATTTTATAGGAATCCGAGAAGAAGACGATTCATGTAGCCAAATACAAGAAGGGGTTGGCTTCCTTTCCGAGAACTCATGTGTTATTAACAAAGATCTATTGAGTTATATATGCTCGGGATATATCTCATACTTCAAGGGAGGTAATCCAAATGCATATCCTTATAAGAGAATTATAACAATGGAGCATGCATTTTCTCAGCAACACAAACAAGAATACATTGAAGCGTTAAAATCTGACGTATCAAAGGATAAAAACTTTGAAAATGGACAGAATCAAGCCAATGCATACGAAAATTTACTACTCGGGAACATAACCACGGACTCCGAAGAAGTTGTATCGGGAATGTATGTAACTACACAGCAATATTGTAATATTGCGTTACCTAAACATGGCACAGAAATAAATAAAACATCGGAAGATAAAAAGAAATCTCTTGCACTTTTTAAGGAAAGAATTAATTCGCAGAGGTTTACATCTGTTGCCGATACAATAGAATACGTCAAACAGTTTTCTACTAAATTTGCTAATATAATAGAATTGTCTTTAAATACCCCTGGTCCAGTTTTTATCTTTTCAAATTGGCTTACATATGGAGTTGAGCCGCTAAGTATAATTCTAGAAGCATGTGGGCTAGGAAAATTTGGGTCTGATAAAACAGATAAACTTAAATATTTCATTTGGAGTTCAGAAACAAAAGCAAAAGATAAAGATGGAACTCTTATAAACAGAGCCAGAAACACTTTTAATTCTTTACAAAATGCTGACGGTAGTCTATTAAAGATTATATTGGGTACAAGATCGGTTATGGAAGGTGTATCTTTTAAAAATGTAAAACAAGTACATATCACGGATCCTTGGTGGAACGAATCTAGAATAGAACAAATTCTAGCTCGTGCGTCAAGATATTGTAGTCACTCTAATTTACCGACAGAAGAACAATATGTAGACATTTACCGTCATTACAGTGTATTACCCTCAGACGGTAGCGACCCAGATGTTGCTGCGATGCTTTTAGAAATAAAAGGAAGTTCTAATTTCTGGGGTCTTGATTCTCTCTCTATAGAACAAAGAATGCTCACAACATCTCTTAAAAAGAATTCAATTAATAAAGACCTTGAAATGATACTAAAAAACTGTTCGATTGACGCCGAGATAAATAAAAATGGCAATTTAATTCGTTTAGAAGAGCATATTTCTCCCGTAACAGGAGGAATGTATCAAATATACTATAAAAATCCTTCTAATTTAAGAATGTACATCCGAGATGGAATTCCAGAAACTGTAACGTTTGCACAAATTTATTCGAGAGAATTTACATATCCAACAGAAGACTTAATGTTAACATTTGTAGAGGCAGGACCCGACGAAAATGGCATACTTAAACCATATGACGATGATCCTGAGATTATAGATGAAGACGCAATTAACAAAGATCTTATAATTCGGGAAGACATTCTACCATGGGATTCTGACGTTGTATTTGAAGAGCTTCAAGTAACTGGCGATATAAAAGAAGAATTAAAACGTATCAAAAATAATTACAGTTTATTGCCACAACTTCGAAGAACTATGTTTAATGAAAAAGGCAATGATAAAGTATCTTTCCCAGAGGATAAAGACTACATTAAAAAATTTACTCAATTGTATAAATGTATTAAAGAATTGGCAAAAGATGACATTGCAGCAGGCCTCAAGAAAGAAATAATTGAGAAATTTACAAAAGACTCTAAGAAACAGAAAATTAATATGGCAGTGTTAGAGCTAGTTTATAAGTACAACATATATACAGAAGATCATATTGAAATGCTACTTGAAATTGGCGGGACAGACCCGAAAAGTATTTTCGATACATTAAAAGAAGCTAAATCTAAAAAATAAAATATAAATTTAAAATAATTTTATAATGTATATTGTATATAAATGACTAGTGTTACATCAAGTTACTTTGATGATAAAACGCCAGAAGAGATAATTAATTGGATGTTAGACAAATTAACAGATGAACAGATTAAAACATGTCTTGACCAGGCAGGAATACCCGACACAGATGCGATACGCAGACCCGAAGAACCCATCCCAGTTGTCCCAGTTCTACCGGGGGATCCAGGTGGTTCAGGTTCAGGTTCAGGTTCAGGTTCGGGTTCAGGTTCAGGTTCAGGTTCGGGTTCGGGGTTTGAGCCCGGCCCCTCGACTACAATGGAGCTTGACCAACTTAGAAGATCTTGTAACAACAGATTAGTTCTTATTGAAAACGTGTCTGGGTCCTTAGTTTCGTTTTACGAATTTGGTCCAGACGGAGCCGGCGACCTAAAATGGGAAAGTAATGAATTACCTGTTTCTAATTTTCTAGAATCTACTTGCAATGAAGAAAAAATATCGTCTGCCGTTGAAATATTAGACCTAGATCCCGAAGAAAAAGAAGAAATGGCACCCGGTCTAGTGAGGTCTTCTGACGTACCAGAAGACGTTAAACGATTAGCATCAGAATACCTTATGATTGGACTTCTCCAGCCACTAGATCCTTCGTTACTTGATTCACCGGACATTTCAGAACCTGAACCGAGTGTCGTTTACGACGCGGCTGTTTCAGAAGCTATTAAGAAACAATTGATCTTAGAAAAGGAACTTAAGGATAAACATCCAGGACTATATTCGGCTGGAATGACTAAATTCCCAGTTTTTGTTCACGGTGTATCAGAGGATGGCAAAATTTCTTACATTTCATTGATACTCATTGATGATAATACATTTGACTTCAGAGAAAGAAAGAATGGATCAGGTTTATTCTTAACCCAGGTTAAGAAAGATCTAAAAGAATTGGTGGGTAAACTTGACGTCGCCGCAGCAACAGGCGTGTCTAGACCAGATGATTATGCAATTGTAATAGATACCACTCTAAGCAATTGGTCGAGTAAAAAACCTACGAATCAAGAAATATACAACAAAATCTTAATAAATTACAACCCTACTAGACTAGCGCAACTTAAGAATTCCATTACTATGGCTTTTGGAGAAATGGCTTACAACGAATACAATTCTGATGTACCAGAAATGAATACTTATTTCTCGGGGGCTAAACCTTCACCTGCGCCTGATTCTACCAATAAAAATGTAAGGGACTTAGACATCAACGAACTTCGTACACGAATGATTACTCTTTTTGGAAAAGATTATGCTGCGAGCCATGAACCTATTATAACTTTCAATAAGTTCGGCGTGAAAACCGTTCAGTATAGGAAAAAAACTGGTCCTAAACCAGATTTAGATGCTAGAAACTGGACCCGCGATGACGTACCAGTATTTGATGAATTTGGCACAGAAACCGAAGATTTCGATTTATTTTAAGGTTTTATTTTTAGACGGTCCCTTTCTTTTTAGACGGTCCCTTTCTTTTAGACGGTCCCTTTCTTTTGGATATACTCGTTTTAGAGATTCCCTTTAAAAGAGAGTCCATATTCGGTGAAATATCGAAGCCATCAAATAAATCTGAAATCTGTTCTGAATCGAAATTATTGGCCATTTGCAACATAGTCTGTTCTTTAGACCACACCTGATAATTATCATTGTATTGTATTATAAAATTTTTAGTTGTTTTTGACATATCATCCTTATAAAAAAAAGCAAAATTATTCATATACCCATGAAAAGCATCTGGATTGGAAATGTACTTTTTCATTTCTTGGATGTGAGTATTAGTATCGGGATTTACATTTATAGAATTTATTACATTAATAGCATAAGAATCCATAATGGAATATTTATTAATGTAATATATTATATTTTTTTAATACGTATTAATTTTTGCAATTATTTAACGTTTGGTTTTAACCCAATTATCCCTATTGTATTTAAATGATCCGTTTCCATTACATGCATAAAAAGAAGACCTATCATCTTCCGCCCATATAAAAACACATGCGCTGTTATTATTGCAGTAATTAGTCATCTCTCTAGTTGGAGCCTTCACGCCAGTACCTTTTACACTCCATTGTTTAATTATATTTGGAGCTACGCAAGCTCTTCCATATTTCTTAACTAGAGGCTCGAGTACTACAGGGGTTTCGGGGGTTCGGGGTTGCGATTCTGACTGAACGTTAAGATATACACCTCTTAGACCTCCCCAATCTGCATTATCAGATAGCTCGATACCAACGAGGCCTCCAGATAAGTCTAATGGTTTAAAATGCCACGTGTTTCTTCCGGCGGTTCTTAAACATTCTATTTGGTATGAATTAGTGGGTAATCCCATGTCTCTTAATACAGTCTTAGAAGCATCTCCCACACCCAGGTTAGGACCAAATGATCCATCCTGCTTCCGGAATCTAAGACCCCCGTTACCAACAAATGTAAACTTGTGCGACTTAAATTTGTATTTAAATAAGATATAAGCATTCTTATTTTGTGGTTCCCCTCTATGCACATCAACGTGTTCGATATGTAAGTCGACAGATCGAGCGGGTGGGAAAGATAATATATCTGTTTTATTATTTACATCAAAACCTCCCTCTTTCGCGAACTTTCCGCGCTTACC